CAAAGCTATCTCGTGGGGCAGAAGATGATGGACAATATTCTGCAGCAATCAACGCTGAAAAAATCCGATCAGCTTTGGGGGGACTGACAGTAGACCGTAGGGAGAATATAAATACAATAGATCAACTGTCGCGGGATGAAATTGTTGGTCGGCTTGCCGATCTGCAGAAAAAATACCCGCAAGCGTTTGATATCGAGGCCGAGTACAAGGATGTAACTAATGAGCAAGGGACCGGAGGCGAACTTTTGGAATACAATGAGGAAATCACTGCCAAAAAAGACGTTTGCGACAAGGATTGAGAACAAGCATGGGGGTGGAGTACCCGATGTACATGTAGTCTGGCAAGGAATACCCTTTTGGGTAGAATTAAAAGTAGCCTCCGGTACACGAATAAAATTGACATCCAATCAAATTGCGTGGAATGCCGCATATTGGGCGCGTGGGGGCCTGAATTACATCTTGGTCAAAGACCCCATTAGCAAGGTGCTTCTTTTATTTGACGGTTGTGACGGGTCCAAGGCTCTTGATACGGGCATCAAGAGCGATTGCTGCAGCCGATACGGCAGTTTTGGTGAGTTGTTCGTGGACCTTCGACCTCGAATGGTCGATCGGTTATCGGAATCTTGCGGCTTCCAACCAAGTCTTGCGGCTTCCGGCGCGGAATCCGCGTACTAAAACCAACAGCACATGCGACGAAGGAGCGTGTGCTGTTGGTTTTTAAAAATAAAGTGTGCGCAGCACTCAATTTTCTTAGCCTTTGAAGCAGGCGGCGACTAGCCGCTCAATTTTTCTTCTCTTTTCTTTGAAGCAGGCGGCGACTAGCCGCTCATTCTTTTCTTGAGTTATGCGGTGGCCCCTGATTGGGACCACCTGTTTGTTTAGATGTCTGTTTCAGGGTCATACGGTGTGCAGTACATCCCTTCCTCTTCTTCCTTGAACATCTGTTCTGCGGTAGCTGCTTCCTCTTTGTCGATGGCTGACCCATCTGTCATGAGGATGTCTTTGAGTTCACCACCTGTCAGGCCCAGCATACCTGCGTAGGTTAGGATGGAGAGGTCAGGATGCCTGTCGTAGTACTCCCTGATCTCGTCTTTGCAGAACGATCCGAAGTCGATGAAGTCTATTTGATGAGCCATATTAGGTCCCTTTCTGGTTTAGATGAACGTTTTACTTGATCGAATGCTCCTTGACCGAAGAGGCCAACGAACTGATCTTTGGTTGGGGCAAGCTCTCTTGATGGTTTGTAGACCCACGTTGCCAGCCCCTGATCGACCGCTTGTTGTTGGTAGTAGTCGATCAGCTTTGTGTATTGTCGAGAAACGCTGCGGTTGTCCCGCAACGCTTCTTCTAGGTAGAGCAGCCGCTCCTTGAGGGGTAGCTGCTCCAGTTGCTTAGTCAGTGATGTATTCAATCGCGGTAGCCCCTTTCTTTAGAACCGCTCGACGGATCACTTCGCCGTCTAGGTAGAACCGATACTCTCGGTCTCCGTTCTCCTGCACCCGATGCGTAGTGGTATGTCGCAGGAAGATGTGGGAGTTGCTGGCAGAGGTGCCGACCTTGACCGTCACCTCGCCTGTTGCTTTGACGCCATACGATTTGTCTGACTTGTATACGCAGGCAGTGATTTGATTCCAGATGGGCCAGCTTCTCATTTGAACAGCCCATCATAAGAGTATATTGACAGGAAGTGGCGGAAGTCGTTGTCCGCCCGTTCCTGATACGCTTCCCACTCGTCGCGGAACTGTTGAGCGTCATCACCCTGCATCCAGAATGACCAGCCAGCTTCATGCTCTACAACCTTGATGCCGTATCCCACATCGCTCATGTAGTATCCACCTATCCTCATGCTGCGTCCTTTCTGACGGGTTGCCCTGCTTGGTCGCACAGGGCGATGATGCGGTCATACGATCTCGCCGCGTGGTCGTTTCGGTCTGCTTGGAGCATCATCATCATGAACTCCAGTTGGAACTTGATTGCATTGCCAAGCGTTTGGCCTGCTTCTTGCGGGGTTGGTCTAGTAGTAGTCATGCGTTGTCCTTCCGTTTGGAAAAAGGGTCTCTTTTGTGGTGCAGTCTTGGTAATACACCTCTGACGAGTGCCATGTGCCATCGCCTTTGAAGATGTTGAGTTGTTTGGTCCTCCCTTCGTGCAGCATCCTCCGACCTTCTTTGAGTGCCAGAGTTTTGTTTTTGTGGGACGTACTTATCATCCACTCTCCGTTGGTGTGAGAGAGCCGCCACCGCGACCCTCTCTTCCAGACATTGCTGTCCCGCCAAGCCATCAGTCTACAGTGACCGTAAAGGTTGTGCCTGATGCAACGCCCATCTCCTTGTCGGAGAAGTCGTACTCGTCTAGTACTTCGGTAACCATTTCGGTAAAGCCGCCGTAGCTGTTGATGTGTTCTAGTGCAGCCTCACCGATTTCGTAGGAGTGATCGTAGACATCCCACTCGTCTGGCATGTTTTCCTTAATCTTGCTGACCTTTGCTTCGATGGCCTCGTCTACTTTGACTGAGACAATCTTCCATATGAGGTCGGCCAGTGTGACCTCGTTTGCTTCTGCCTTGATGATTTCGTCTAGCATAGTGTAGTCTCCTAGCTTGGTTGATTGGTGCGGGAGCCTAGGCCCCCGCGTTGGTAATTACTGAGCGGTGATGTGGTAGCCCTGCTTGTAGAACAGGCCCAACAACTGCTTGCGGTCGCTGGCCTCACGAGCGGCCTTGTCCAGCAGGTGCTGCTTGAGGATCGGATCGTCCTCGTGAGCGGCGTCCTCCAATATCCGCTCCTCGTATGCCTCGGACCTGCGAACGGCGTCCTGCCGACGATGCTCATCCAGTGTTGGCATGTTGAGTACGAACTCACGAGCTTTCTCGAACGCTAGGTCGGTGTCCTCAAACACCTCTGCGGTGAAGTATTTGTACTCGGTCGAGTCGGACTCGGTTGCCCTGTACTCGACTGCGAACCGTACCTCGGAGCCGTAGCTCGGGCGTGGTTCTAGGTGCAAGTTGACCTCGAACCTATAGTACCCCAGTGTATCGCCGTGATCCTTGAGTTGGTTTAGTTTGTAGTGGATGACCATGATAATATCCTCTCATACATGGTTTAAAGAAAACAACACACTCACATTTTTGCGTGCGCCGTGCGACCCGGTTTTTGCTGGGCAGGAAATGGGGGTCAAGCTCGGAGTACAAACACGGAGCAGGCATTCCTTAAAAACAAAAAATGTTGCCTGAAACAGTTTGGACGGGCCGTAGCTCTCGACGTTTATACACTTACTGGTCGTGCTATTATGTGATGCTTGAGGCCCATTTTCTGAACGGCGATCCGAGTGTCGGTCGCGCACGGAAAAATTGTGTGTGTGTTGTGCGTCAGGGGGAGGTTCAGAAAACAAAAATCAGAGCGCGTAAGCGCACAATAGAAACAGTTTTCTGGGCTGACCGTAGGGGCACCAAACAAGAACCCCCGATGCAAACCAACATCAGCCCCACCCACGACAGATCGGGGGCCAATCGCCAAACAAATGTGATTCCGGTTCAGGAATCTTCTAAAAGGCGTTTTGGGTATTCTTCAAGAAACAAAAATAAGAGCAAGGAAGAGAGCGACCGTCTAAGCTGATTCTTCATCGGCTTAGACGGTTGTGAGAAGGAATTGCACAATAAACTCAGTTTCTTGCTTGGTTTGGGATAAGTCCCCCCTGACTCTTTTGGGGTCGCCCCTTCGCGACCTATGGGCCTCTCGTCTTCTGCATCGCGCTGGAGGCGCAACGTGGATTGTGCGTTCTTAAAAAATCATCCCTTGGCAAACAAAGCTATGTGACTTTGCCATGATTTTTTGAGGACGCTCAGGCAATCCACAAAGGAAATGTGAAGTAAGGATGGCCCATACGAAACTTGCCCCGGGCCTTGTGTCCGTGCAAGGGTTCGTTCTCTTTGTTTTATCAACCTTTTTCAAAAGGTTGTTGCCTACACACGGCAACCCGTGTCTCTGTCTGAGCAAGACTCGACTGCCGTTCGAAGACGGCATGGCCCACTGCGAGGGCCATTCTCTTTGAAGCAGGCGGCGACTAGCCGCTCAATATAACAAAGAAAGAAAAAAAGAATGCGCGAAGCACAATCATGAATGAATCTCTTTAGCCGTGGTACTCACCAGCTTGCTGGCCGAGACTTCTTCAGGCTCGGTCTTTGATGAGTGACGCGAGTAATGCTCCAAAAACCACAGGACCAAGTAATAAATTTCCAGCAGCGTGATAGGCCCTAGCAGAAACACGAGCCTTTCCAGACAAGCAAGCTCCAGAGAAAGCCCATGCCTCTTGAAAAACACAAGGCTCTAGAACAACCCTATGTTTTCTGAAAGCATGTCTCGGGGGTTACTATGCCTAATTGCAACGGTAGCTAGACAACCTTGACCCCCATCACCCCCTTTTAGGAGGTACGCAGGTCGTGCGGCGTCCTATAGTGTTAGTCCGATAAAATTGTTCCGGTGTTTTTTCGTTCGGAAAAAATCTGGGTGCAATATCATTTCTCTTTGGTTATAGTTCCGGTAACCAAGGTCCGAGGTTCGATAGCATGGCAGATCGTTACACGATAGACACCACTCGTTTTATTCCTCCGAATTTGCGTGGGATTGCGTCTACGTTAGGTTTGGACGATGCGTCTAACATGAATGCTATTGTTAGTATGTTCATGCGTCCGAGGGATGCTGCTGCTCGTTATTCTGAGCCTGAGAAGTATTCGCCTACTGGCAAGCGCGAGACGAGTGATTTGATAGAGGCTGGCATGGGGCCTGCTGAGGCTTTATTGGGTGTTGGTGTTGGTCGTTTTTTAAGTGAGCCGATTCGTCGTACCTTGATGTCTATGTTGGGCATTGATTCTGGTGATGCCTCCAAGTTTTCCACGACTGATCGTTCTGTACCTAAGACGGATTTTGAGGCGATGTACGGGGGTGACAGGGGCAGTTTGGATGCTGCGTCTATGACTGATTCTGATCTTCTTGATAGGTTTAATCGGGAGTATCCGGACGCGGCGGAGAGATTTCTTACTGACCTTGATAGTCAATCGCTTGATGAGGTATTTGGCCCTCAGTATTTAGATGAGGTTAGTCGTGCTGGCGAGGGCGCGAGTATTGACGATTTAAGAAATGTTAATGCTGGTCCTGTTGATGAATCCCTTGTTGATGCATTAAATGCCCATATAGCTTCCGAGTATCGTCCGCTGGGCCGTCCTCCGGACGATGATCCTGAGACGTTGGCTCTTTATGGGTATACGATGGGTGACGATGGCGTGGCAGTGCCTATAGCCACTGCTCCGGACGGCACCCCTGTTATTACTGCGAACAACCGTATTAATCCTATGGACGTTTCAGACCCTCCTCCTGATGGCTATGATCCTAGAGCCGAGCGCGATGAAGAAATTGCCGATGGAATACTTGCGGAAATTGCGTTTACTGATGACGATGCGTATACTGGTCTTACTGACGCTGATTACGGGCCTACCGAGGCGGCGTTAGCAGATGCAGGAGCGGATTTCCCAGTTGCGTTGGATGCGGTAGCGGCTGGAGATGCCACTGACTTCACGCAGGTTCCTTTTTCTCCGCAGGTTGGGTACGAAATTAAGGAACGGGGAAACACTGGGTTACAGGCTGCGTTACAGACTGTTTCTAGGAAGTCTGGTTTGAAGTTTCCTGACGGAGAGGCTGCGGTAAAGGCGTTAAAGAGTCAGGGTGTTACGGACGCTGAGTTAGAGGCTCGTGGTTTAATGTCTTTGAAGGATTTAACGAATTTTGACGGGACTGCGGCTGCGAAGATGTTGTCTGGTTTTCAGCAGCGCATGATGGGCGGCAAGTTTTCTGATGACATTGATTTGAGTGCTCCAATCAGGATTACGGAGTTACGAGATGCAGGCACTGAATATGATAAGTATTTCACGAAGGGCGGCACTGATTATTTAGAGACGGTATTTACTTTACGTGATTCTAACTTGGGGCCTGATGTTTCTAGGCAGTTAAAGAACAAGACGATGGGTCATCATCCTGACATTCAGCAGGGTGCGGAAGGCCCTACTTTATTCCACACTCGTTCTGCTGTGTATGACGTAGATGGCGGTGGTTCGACGTTTCATTTGGGCGAGATACAGTCTGATGTGAACGGCAGTTCACGCACTATATTGAAGAACCGGAAGATTTTGGAGGACCTTGGTTCTGACAGAAGTGACATGCTTTCAGCGATGTATTACACTGGGGTCTCACGAGACACGGGCCAAAGGAAGACCAATGCTATAACCCCCAAGGATCAGGAGATACTGGATTTATTAGAGGGCACGATTTTTAAAAAGAATATAGTTGAGGCTAATGATTCTTCAGCCTCTGTTCAAGCGGGTTTTGGTCCTCGGTTTGACCAGATTCCTATTACTGAGCAGGTTGATAAGTTGATGGCTGAGTTGACGGACTTGAGAAACACGCGAGGAAATAAGACGGCTTCGGAGTTAGGTGTTGGTAAGTTATATGACA